TATTATCCTTCGAGAAAGATGGGTATTAGATTATCTGGCTATTTCTGGAAACCGAATGATAATCCGAAGCAAATGATGACAAAAGGGATTAAAGATGGGATTAGAATTGTTCATATATACGATTACGAGTGGAATAATTGTAAAGAAAACTTTAAAGAGTTTTTAAAAAACTTTATTAACAGTCGTGGTAAACGTATGATTAGAAGCACTGAGGTTAAAGAGATTGGTGCTGAAGAATTTGCTGACTTTTTAAAGGAAAATCATTTATTTGTAGATACCATTAAAGGATGTACAGTAATGTATGGTATTTACGAAAATGATTTATTGGTAAGTGTTGCTGGATTTAATAAAAGGAATAGCAAATTATATGATTGGGAATGGAAACGTTTTAGTATCAGATATGGATGGATGTCAGAACACAATTTAGCCAAATATTTTTTGAAAGAGTTTGAGAAAAATCATACAGGTGTATTGGTTGACTATCAACAATGTGATAGATTCCCTTTTACAACCGATGAAGAAATGGGCTTTGTTAAAAAAGGTTCAAATGCAGGTGTTGTTTCTATAAACGTTAATACAGGAATCTTTACCCGTCATGGTTTTATCCCTGAAAAGCCTTTAACTAAAGAAGAAACAATGAAAAAGTATGGCTTTGATGTTGAGGTTAAAACTTGTGGCACGGTTACATGGCTTAAAGTATTGGAAAATAATATTGACAAATAGATATTTTAAGTAGATACTATAATGACAAAATGATTTAAGGTGAAAAATATGGCAAAATATAAATTTAATCTTTCAAAAATCGTTAAGCTGTCAGATACTTGTTTAATGCCTGATGAATCAGAGTTGGTATATACTTCGACTTATAGTATTGATAAAACTCTACCTCTTATAGCATTTTTGAGTATTTCTGAAAACGATTTTGAAGTAGATGATGTAACTAAAGACTTTATTGTAAAGTTTTCTGAATGGGTTAAAGAACATTCTACCGTTAAAGCATCTGACAAAAATGATGGTACAGTAGAATATGAGTGGAAAATGTCTGAAGAACAAATTTTTGTAGTATCTTGTTTATTAAATATTGCAAATATGCTTTGTATGAAATGCAAACTTAAAGAACAGGTTTTCCAAAAGCATATTGATGCTTCTAAGTATGAATATTTCGCTTCAAATATTTTAGGTAAAAAGCTTTGTAATGCTAGACTTTCAACCTTTATTAAGAAAGGTTTAATTGAAGAAATCCACTAATAATTGAGCAACCCTGATCGTAAAATCAGGGTTGAATTATTTAACCAGCAAATGGCATACAAGGAACATCGCCACCAGCTACAAAGTTGTTTAATTCCTTCGTTAATTCTTCTTTAAGAGCTTTTGATTCATTCTTTAACGCTTCACCATCCTGAGATACCTGACCTAAAGGACCAGCAAGATTACTAAACCGACTTCTAATACGTCCTAATAATTCCATTGCTTCAGCAAATGCCCAGTTTTCTATCCATAATCCTGCAAATCTATCTTGAATAACCTCATAATCAGGCTTATCTACATAAGAATGAAGTAAAACAATTTCATCTTCGCCACGAGGATTTTCAGCAAATATTAGCTTGTGAGTATTTGGATTAAACTGATATAAAGGATATGCTCCTAACATTTTACCATAGGTTTTCATATAGTTTGAGTAAAGTTCTATATTAACAGGTGAGCAAAATTGTGATCTGCCATCGGTTGTACCAAGCATATAAACGTTAGTCATTGAAGCAACTGTAAACGGGTCAATATTTGTTCCGGATGTTGAACCAAATGTTCTTGTATATCCTCTACGGTAAATCTGTTGTATTTCAATGATTTCATCTGGGAGGATATATTCTTTTTGATTCTTTTTAAGAGTTAATAAAACAAATGATTCTTCGACATAAGCATCTCCACGTTGCTTTAATTTTCTTAAAGCCAAATTGATACAAGTATCTAACTGTTGATCAGATAATTCAACATCAATCATTGTATCACCAAGTCTTCTCAAGATATTTGCTTTTAGCTTTTCTTTAACTGTAAAATCATTTGTTTCCATTGTTTACTCCGAAAATATCTATGAAATATTTATTGAAAAACAAGGTATTTAATGATATACTGCCAACAGTTTAATAAAGGATTTATAAATGATAACATCGGCTGGAGCATTGATTAAAGCAGAAGATACTGGAAGATTCTTTTTTGTTTTAAGGAGTTCATTAACATCTTATCCGTCAAAGTGGAGCTTGTGTGGTGGAAAAATACATTCAGATGAGCATGTATTAGATGGTTTAACAAGAGAATTATCAGAAGAATTAGGCTTTGTACCAGAAATTACAAAATGGGCAGCTTTTAACTCGTTTTTATCAAATGATGAAAAATTTAGTTATTATTCACTAATTCTCTTGACACCTAAAGAATTTATGCCTATACTCAACCATGAGAATGACGGTTATGCTTGGGTAAACATTGACAATCCACCATTTCCTTTACATCCTCGTTTAAGGGAAGTTATAACAAGAAAAATCATTAAAGAAAGTTTAAAAAATTTTTGCTAGAAATATCAAATATTTATGAAAAAATGATGTAAAATCAAGTATTTAGAAGGCATTTAAAATCATAATCTAAAATATAAATATTTCTACCACAGATGAAACATGGAATAAAAGTATAGAGGTACAAGTATGAAAGTTATTAAGAAAAATGGTTCAGAAGCAACGTTTTATAAAAGTAATATTATTAATGCTATATCGAATGCTAATATGAAAGTTGGTTTAGATAAACGGTTTACCAACGAAGAAATTAAAAAGATTGCTTCAGATATTGAAACAGTTGTTAAGGAAGGAAAACATACTATTTCAACTGCTGATATTCAAGATATGGTTGAACGAGCTATTTCCGTAAATTATGATGTACTTAAAGAATATATTCAATATCGTTATGCTAAAGAATTGCAAGCTCGTCAAAATACAACCGATGATTCTATTCTTTCTCTTTTAAGTAATGCTAATGAAACATTACGCCAAGAAAATTCGAATAAAAATGTAACCATTGTATCAACTATGCGAGATTATATGGCTGGTGAAGTTTCTAAAGACTTATCCAAACGTTATTTAATTCCATCAGATATTTGGGATGCCCATGAAAAAGGTATTATTCATTTTCACGATACAGACTATTTTAGTATGCCAATTCATAACTGTGATTTATGGAATCTTGAAGATATGCTTCAAAATGGTACAATGATTTCAGGAGTAAAGATTGATAAACCAAAATCTTTTAGTACCGCTTGTAATATAGCAACCCAAATTGTGGCTCAGGTAGCAAGTAGCCAATATGGTGGACAGACATTTACACTGACACATTTAGCTCCATTTGTTGATGTTTCACGTAAAAAATTTACTAAACAAATTAAGGAAGAATTTCCAGATATTTCTGAAGAAGAATTAAAAAGAGTCGTTGAATTACGAGTTAAACGTGAAATTGAAGTTGGCGTTCAAACTATGAATTATCAATTAATTACATTACAGACAACAAATGGGCAAACACCATTTGTTACAGTGTTTATGTATTTAAATGAAACAGATGATGAACAAACAAAGGCAGATTTAGCTTTAATCATTGAAGAAGTATTAAACCAACGAATTCTCGGCGTAAAAAATTCTAAGGGTCAATATGTAGCCCCAGCATTTCCTAAACTAATTTATGCTTTAGAAGAAGATAATATTACAGAAGATTCAAAATATTGGTATTTAACCGAGCTTGCTGCTAAATGTTCAGCTAAACGTCTTGTACCTGATTATATTTCAGAAAAGAAAATGAAAGAGCTTAAAAAGGATAAGAAAGGCAACGGTTACTGTTATCCAGCGATGGGGTGCAGGAGCTTCCTCACCGTTTATACCACAAAAAATGCAATTGTTCGTCCATATGAAGAATTTAATCTCGATGATGAGGAAATTTAATGTACAAAATATATAAAATTACCAATACCATTAATGGTAAAATATATGTTGGACAAACAATGAGATCGTTGAATGAACGATTACATCGTCATATAGAGGATAGTAAAAAAAGACTTCATACAAAATTTGCGAATGCTATAAAAAAATATGGTAAAGAAGCATTCATTATTGAACAAATTGATACAGCTGAAACAAAAGAGGATGCAAACTGTAAAGAAATATTTTGGATTAAAGAACTTAAAGCAACTGATCGTTATATTGGGTATAATACTACTGATGGTGGTGATGGTGGAAATACCTATTTATATAAGACAAACCGTGAAATGTTATCTATTAAACACAAGATTTCAAAAGGTTTAGCAAGTAAAAATAATGGTAAGCACCGTTCCATTTATGTTAAAAATATTATAACTGGTGATGTAAAAGAGTATGGAGCTATTGAAGATTTTTGTAGAATAATATATTTACCCCATAAAATTGTTTGTTCTAGCTTACATAAAGCAAATTTTTATGGAATACAAACAGTTATTAATGGGAAATATATTGTAAGCGATACCAAAGAATTTTCAAGATATACCTTTTATAAAACACGATGTGGTGAAACTCCATTTAAAGTAACGAATTTGTTGACAAATGAAGTATTTTATGGAATATGTAAACGAGAATGTGCCGAACACTTTAATTTAGCTGATAAAAGATGTTTGGAGAGAAAAACTTTTTTAGTAGAACCTATGAGAAACGAGGATAAAAAGGAAGTAAAATGAAAGCAGAAGATTTATTTAATAGATTGATTGAAAAATATGATTTACCTAAAAATTCAAAAGACATCACTCCACCTAAACGGATTGAAATTAAAGGTAAAGGTGTTATTAAAAAACTTAAAAAAGTCAATGATGAGGTTATTATTGAGCTTGAAGATAGAGCAAAGTATTATTCGAGATTTAATCAGGGCGTAGTTACAATAAACCTTGTTGATGTAGCTTGCTCATCAAAGAAAAATATGGACCTGTTCTGGTACATTTTAAATGATCGTTTAGAATTATGTCATAGAGCGTTAAGGGTACGTCATGAACATTTAAGAGGTGTTAAATCTGATGTAGCACCAATTTTATGGCAACACGGAGCATTAGCTCGTTTACAACCGGGTGAAACTATTGATTCATTATTGTATAATGGTTATTCAACATTATCATTAGGATATGCTGGATTATATGAATGTGTTAAATATATGACTGGATATTCTCATACTGATGAAGAAAATGGTGGCAAAGAGTTTGCTATGAAGGTTATGAAAGCTTTAAATGAAGCTTGTGCTAAATGGAAGCAAGTAGAAAAGATTGATTATTCATTATATGGTACACCAATGGAATCCACTACATATAAATTTGCTAAATGCTTACAGAAACGCTTTGGCATTATTCAAGATGTTACGGATCATAACTACATTACCAATTCATATCACGTTAATGTTCGTGAAAATATTGATGCATTTAAAAAACTTGATTTTGAAGCTGATTTCCAACAATTATCACCTGGTGGAGCTATTTCATATGTTGAATTACCAGATATGCAAAACAATATTCCAGCAGTTCTTGAAGTCATCAAACATATCTATGACACAATTAGCTATGCTGAATTAAACACAAAGCAAGACTATTGTGAACATTGTGGCTATAATGGTGAGTTAGAAATAACAAAAGATGAAGATGATAAAACAATTTGGAGATGCCCACAATGTGGATGTGGTGATGGAAGTGTTACAGGATCTGAGGCTGAAGATGCCAACCTGTTACATCCAGTTCGTAGAGTATGCGGATACATTAGTTCAACCGTACCAAATGTTGGACGTTCTGAAGAAATAAGAGATCGTGTACTTCATCTGTAGTTTATGGGAAAGAAATTAACAAAAGACGAATTTATCAAAAGAGCTGTACTTATTCATCAGGATAAGTACAGCTATGATTCTGTAGTCTATGTCAATAATTACACGAAAGTAAAAATTTACTGTAAAGCTTGCCAGAAATATTTTGAGCAAACGCCTAAAAAACATTTAGAAGGATATGGTTGTCAAGAGTGTGGAAAAAAGTATTTTTCTGAAACTTACAAATACACAAGAGAGCAATTTGAAGAAAAAGCCCGTAAAATACATCATAATAAGTATAATTATAAAGATGTAGAATATACAGGAATATTTAATAACGTAAAAATCTTTTGTAATGATTGTCAAAAAACTTTTATTCAAACGCCTCATAGTCATTTAGCTGGTCATGGATGTCCATATTGTCATAATAAAAATACTTCAGAACGTTGTAGATCAAATACTGATGAATTTATACAAAAGGCTACTAAATTGTTTGGTAACACGTTTGATTATTCTTTAGTAAAGTATGAAACAAATCTTAAAAAAGTAAAGATTATATGTAATACTTGCCATAGAGAATTTGAACAACGTCCAACAAATCATTTATCTGGATATGGTTGTCCCTATTGTAAAAGTTCTAAAGGTGAACTTGTTGTTAAACAGTTTCTTGAAGATCATAGCATAGAATATATTAGACAGAAAAGATTTAATAATTGTAAGGATTTAAAGCCTCTACCTTTTGATTTTTATCTTCCAACAAAAAATATTTGTATAGAATATCAAGGAGAACAGCATTTTAATAAACGCTTTTATTATGGAAAATATAAAGATGAAATATTAGCAGAAGAAGCGTTTAACAAGCAATGCTCTCACGACAATATTAAGCGTGAATATTGTAAAATCAATGGTATAAAACTATTGACAATAAACTATAATGATGATATAATAGAAAGACTAAGTAAGGAAATGATTGGAGCAAAGCAATGAATTACGCAAATATCAAATATTTAGATGTTGCTAATGGAATAGGATTACGAACATCATTGTTTGTTAGTGGTTGTAAAAACAACTGCCCTTTCTGCTTCAATAAAATTGCTCAAGATTTCAATTATGGCAAAGAATATACCCAAGATGTTGAAAAGGAAATACTTGATTCTATAGAGTATTCGCATGTAAAAGGTTTATCAATTCTTGGTGGTGATCCTATGGAATTAGAGAATCAAGAAACCGTTTTAGGATTGATTAAATCATTTAGAGAAAGATTTGGCACAACAAAAGATATATGGGTATGGACTGGATATATTTTTGATAAAGATTTAGTAAACGGTGGTAGACGATTTATTGAAAATATTACGGATAATATCCTACAAAATATTGATTATATCGTTGATGGACCGTTTATAAATGATTTAAAAAATCTTAACTTAAAATATCGTGGCTCAAGTAATCAAAGAGTAATTGATGTTAGAAAATCTTTAGAGAATAATGAGGTCATAATTGCTTATAAATAGTATTAGGTTAAATTAAGGAATACAATAATGAGAAATGATTTCGCAAATATTGATGTTAAAGGTCATTTAACAATTACTGAAAAAGAAACAAGTAATGTTTTGTTATCACAACATAACGACATTCACCCTGAAAACTTTTCATTAGCTTTAGCATATTCTATTTCAAACAATGGTAACTATATTAAAGAGTTAGCATTAGGTAATGGTGGTGTTCGTGTAAATGCCAGCCAAGAATATTTGTATTCTAGCCCACAAATTATTGGTAAATCCGCCACATTATATAATGAAACTTATTATAAAGTTGTTGACCAAAAATCATCTGAAAATGAAGATTCTTCAAGAAACTATATGACAGTTTCACACGTTTCTGGTAACGTTTATACTGATATTTTAGTTCACTGTTCATTAGAAAAGAATGAGCCAGAAGGTCAAAATGTTATCAATGATTCATCAATTATTTCTGAATACACATTCTCTGAAGTTGGGTTAAGAACTAATGAAGGTGATTTAATTACTCACTTATGCTTTGCTCCAATTACAAAGAAACAAAATATTACTCTTATTTTTGATTACTTAATTCGTATTAAACTTGTTTAATAGATTGTTTATGAATAAATCCCTTGAACTAAACATTCAGGGGATTATTTTTATGACAAAAGTTTTATAAAATTGTCGTAATATTTGACATAATATGGATAGACCTGTTTAGAAGCGGATAGATAATCAATTAGCTGTTTAGGAGATTTGCTTTTAATAGCTTTTAGTACAATCGGATTTGTAAATGATTTTAATGAAAGATCATTTTCTAAACGATATTGAATACCATCAATTAAAAATACGTTACTAAGACTTGATAATATGCCGGCTTCTAAAACTTCTGGTCTAATATATTTCATTTTTAGATATGGTAGCCATTCGGTTCCATCCATAACTTTAACAAGTTGTTGTAAATTATATGTATCAAGATAATTGATAAAATTATTATCAGCATTTACTAAACGTCTTACGAGTGTTTGATTTTCGAAACGCTTATATCTTAATGGTATTAGAAAGCTGTCTAGCTTAATATTATTTTCTTCTAACGTTTTTAATAAATTCTGCACAAAATAATTTATATCAAGTTTTTTGAGTTTCGTTAAAATTAAAGGATTTTTTATAATTTTGGTAAAATCAAAGCGAATATCATTTTTAGTATTACTGTCTTTAGAGGATATATTTGAGATATTAACTAACTGAAAGAAATTATCTTTAGAAATGCCAGCTATTTCTTTTTTATCCATTATTTCAATGATTTTTGTAATTATTTTGTAAAACTTTATGAAGAAATCACGTATGGCATCAATATTATGATCGTCCATAAAATCTCTTGGTCCTCTCCACTCAATAGTTCCTTGTGGATGTAAACGCAATGTTCTATACTTATCATTTGTTAGTAATTTTGATATTTCTTCAAATTTACCTTCTTTGAGATACTTATTGATTTCTTTTAAAACATCGGCTTTAGCATAAAAGTTTGTAAAATCAAAATGTTGACCATATTGTGTATCAAAACTTGTAAATTCTTTAGTTAATGATTCATTTTCAGCAACATTACATAGAATCCATACCATATCTTTTACGTCCATAGTTGAAAAGGAAAAATGAACGTGAAAACCACAAGAACCATCGGTGTAAACTAATGCTGGCTCTTTTTGAATATCCTCTAAAAATGTTATACAATTCTTAATATTCATTGGGGTGAATTGCATTACAGGTGTCGGAAATTCAAAACTTTTAGAGCTTGATTGAAGAGAATTATCATCAATGATAGAAATATTTTCGCCAAAATACTTAGCAAATACATTATGAAGAGTGCTTAATTTAAAATCTTTCATATTAGAGTATGCCTCTAATTCAAAACCGAACTTAAACTCTCCATGTAATAATGATTCTAGTAAAGTTGACATTAAAGTATTTCCTTAAAAACTCATATATCTATTTATGACTAAAAGATATGAGCTTAAAGAATTGTATAAATATTGACATAATGAATTTGGAGAAAATAATGAGAATTAATCTATTGGAATCTGGTATTCAAAATATTCGTTCATTAGCAAAACAATACAACAAAGCAAAAATCTATATGCACACAGATTGTGATGGCGTTATTTCGGCGTTGTCGATGAGATACTATCTTGAAGCAAATGGTATTAAGGTTGTTGAGGTTGAAAAAATACAATACGGTGGAATGGAATACGCTATTAGTAAAACACCTGATGATGTACTTCCAGTTCTCGTAGATTTTGCTCACGGTAAACCATTTATGAAAATACATACAGATCACCACGATTCTCAAATACAGTATTCAAATGCTTCTAAAAACTTTTCTCACGCTAAATCAAATGCTGGAACAATCTCTACAATAATTTCTCCAAAAAATATTTTTCCGTTAGAAGATATACGAGTTGTTGATATGGTTGACTCTGCTGGATATTCTGATGAAAATATTGGTATTGATGAATTGAAGAACTATATATTTCAATGGAATAAAGATAGAACAAATATTCAAAACCATTTAAGATTTGGAATGGTTGTTAATAAATTATTGTTGGCTTATAAGAATAAACCAGGATTTTTAGAAGAAATTGTTATGACTTCAAAGCCTTCATTAGTATCTGTTTATCAAAATATTTTACGAATCCTTAAACAACATTTAGCCAATGGTGATAAAGGATGGTCAGATATTTCTCAATTACAAAAGAATGCTGAATATTATAGCAAATCACAAGAAAACAATAAACTTCCAGAAAATAATTTAGCAAGTATTGAAACAATGACATATGGACAAAATGCTTTAATTGGTGACGTTATTGTACAGATTGGTGGCGGTGATATGAAGAAAACTGGTTCATATGATAGATATACCGCATATAAGCTATATCCTAACGCCAAATATTTTATAATGATATGGGATTCAATCGGTATGATGCAAGTATCTAAAAATAACTGGAATAAAACCGCTAAAGAAAATGATGTTCATTTAGGTAATATTGTTATTAAAGATATTTTTACAACAAAATATGCCCCATTATTGAATAAAGAAAAATATGATATTTCTTTATTAGCTATTAAGAAAACAATGGAAGAAAATATTGATAATGATAATGAAGAAAAAGCTATAGGTTTTGACTATAATGAATTCAAAGCATTATTTGAAAAATCATTTGATTTACCAGAAGATACCCAGCAAAAACTTGAAAAATGTATGAATTATAAACCTTCTCAATTAACTCCTATAGAAGGTGATGAAGAAGGCAATGAGAAAAAAATGAAGATAGTTGATTTACTTACAAAATTTACTATACCATTACCTGAAATCATACTCAAAACCTCGGGTGGCCACCCTGGAATCACCAACCTTAATGGTTTTTCATTCTTAAACACCCAGCAAAGAATTAATAATGCTTTAAATCATGGAAGAAATCCATATGAACCATATAAGAAAGATAATTCACAACAATCAAACGATTCAAAGAAAAGTATGAATAAAACATCATATGTAAAAAAAGATTCTACATCATTAAAGATATTAAGAAGTATAGCTAAAGATGTGGTAAAACGTTTGAACGGTGATACAACTAAATAGTAATGCTTCATATTAAATCAAGAAAACCATTTTGCTGCCGTTAGCAAAATGGTTTCTTTATTGTTCAAAAAAAGCATTTATTTGTACTTAATTATTGTTGAAATAAATTGTTCTTTTGATTTAGTCATTTTTTTGCTATTAATTATTCCGAACAATGTTGAAGCAACAGCAGTAAATCTTCTTTCAGGACGATTACTAACTTGTTGATAAATGGATTTAGCAATATCTAATAAAGGTTGTTTAGATTCTTTTAAAGGAATAAGAATTGATAAACGATTTTCAACAATATCAGAAGCAATAACATTTGAATAAGGAACATAATTCTTCATTTCATTTACAAGGAGTTGCATGTCATAAATTTTTTCTTCATTAAGAATTGTTGATTTAATGCTATTAAATCTTGCTTCAACGATTGCCAAATACTTTAGGGCAGGATGCTTTACGCCAGTCTTTGAATATAAATCATTTAACTCAACGCTGTAATCAATAGCGTCATTAGAAGATGATTCAAATAAAGACTTTAAATCAGCATTTGAGGAAAGTTTTTTAATCGTTTCATTAAAGATTTTCTTAAACTTTGGTATATATTTTCTAACAACAAGATTGTCTTTATACTCTACGATAAATGAAGCAATATCATTGTATTTAACGGTTTCATCAATGATGTTGCGAGCAACTGAATCATCTAAACTACCGTTTTCATTTAAATGATTTGCTAAAGCATTTAAGCCGGCTTTCATAGAAGAATCTATATAAGATTTTTGACCTGAAGCATTTTCAAATACAATATTGTACTTAGAGGCTATTGGTGAACCATCTTGATTAAACCAGAAGTCAATGAGTTCATTCTTTTTAACACCATATGTTTCATCAAGCTTATTGTTTTTAATAACTCTTAAAAGACCGATTTTATCTTCAACGCCTTCAGTTAATGATATGAGTTTATTATAAGCATTAATAAGATTTTCATTATCTCTAATATCTTTTTCCATATATACCTTAACGTTTTCCAATATTAGTAAAGTATTTGGAGATACTTTAAAAGGAGTATTTTGTAAATACTGGTTCGCTACATATTTTGAAACGTTGTTAATATTTGATAAAGATTCATAAAGTTTTTGTGAAAGCTTTTCCGGAATATTTTTAACACATTCTTCAATTTCAGATTTTGCTGTAATCGTATAAAGAGGGTTTAAAAACTTTTTAACGCTCAAAGATGGTAGACCCTTTATAGACGATATTTCTTCAATCATTTCTGAAAGAATTGAGTGATAATTCTGAGATAAAATGCTCTCACTCATATAAAAGTCAGAAGGCTTTTTAGTATTTTTTGCGGTTGAAATGATTCCATAAAATGCTTCTACTAGCTTTTCTTTAATATCAACACTTTCTTTCATTTCTTCTTCCTTGCTATCTTCCATAGATGATTTAATAAGATTGTAAATTTTACGCTGATCAAGGTTATTATAAACACGTATTTGGACGGAAACACCATTGAGAATTGCTAATTCACGCATTCTTTGAATAATTGTTTTCATGTTTTCGTCAAGATTTTTAACATCTTTCCAAATATAGATGATAGAATCTGTATCATTCATTAGCTCAATCATTATGTTGTTATTGCTAATATAAATCCATCTTACATCATTTGGTTGAAGTGTTGTCTGCCCTTCTTCATTATAGCATTTAATGTTAAGTTCATAATCAGAACTATGTAAAATACTTATAATATCAGACTTTAATGTAGTATATTTCATTATTAAAACCTTAATAAACGCTCTTGTTAGTATTTATTACAGAAGATTTTACATAATATCTTTCACTAAATACTGGTAAAGCGTTACGAGAGGTTTTATATGAAAGTTCAATTACCTAGAGGAGAAGGTCCTGTTAAATCTGCTAAAAAATATAGCAAAATGACGGATAATCAAAAAAGAGTTTATGATGAAGTTTATGACCCAATTAATGGTCCAATATTTTTTGCTGAAAACTGTTGTTGGGTAAACTGTAACGGTATTGTTCAATACATTCCTTTTGAATACCAACGTGAAATGCTTTTCAACATGCATAATAGTAAAAACCTTATTTCACTCTTCAGCAGACAAAATGGTAAGTGTTTTTCAAGTAAAATCAATGTGTTAGCACGAAATAAGACAACTGGAGAAATTAAAGAAATACCTGTGGGAGAACTTTTTGAAAGCATAAAAAACAGTAAAAAGATTTAAGTATTTTATTGACAAATTGGCTATGAGGTTTTATAATACTCTCATAATAATGATAGTGAGGCTTAAATAATGTTTACGAAAGTATGTCCAATTTGTGGTAAAGAATTTGAGACAAAGAGTTCTTGTAAAAAATATTGCTCAGAAGAATGTGCTTATAAAGCCAAATTAAAACCTGATAGAACAATTAAGGCTTGTAAAAATTGTGGCAAAGAATTTGATGCTACTGGTTCAAAATCGGTATGCTGTTGTGATACTTGTAAAGAAGTATATGAATCAAAAAGAAAGTTTCCTAATATTGACGAATGTGTTGTTTGTGAAGAATGCGGTTATCGTGGTGCTAATATTCTTAAACACGTTGGGGTAAGGCATGGTTCTGTTGACGAATATTGTGAAAAACATCATTGTCACCGTGAAGATTTGATGAGTAAAAAGACGAGAAATAATCTATCAGAACGTCAACAAAAGCTTATGAAAGAAGGAAAGGTTAAAGGATTTACCTCTGAGAATAATCCTTCAAAAGGCGAAGGTTGTAAAAATGGTAGACAATCACCGTATTCAAAAAATTTTAAGGGATATGATGGTTTAACAGATGAAGAGAAGGAAAGCAAGATTCAACGTCTGTTAGAAAAAAAGATTCAATCGACAAATGATAATTGTAATA